CCCACCAGACCTTGTCAGCGTAAGAGATCGCTGTGGGACTGGTGCTCGCAATTGGGCCAGCCTCTTGTCCAGCATGGACTGGAGGGCTCGGCGCATGTTCTCTTGAGCTCGGCGCCGGGCCTGGGAACTCTGGCCCTGGGAAGGCTGACGCAGGCCTTGATTTCTTGGGCCTCGCTGCTTCCTCTGACCTTGTTTGCCAGTCATTTGGGAGGAGGGTCTGAGCAGGAGAAACCCGTGTAAATGATCGGGTAGACTCGCTCCTGTGTGAGCGAGCGGCCGGCGATGCCGCAGGCGATGCGCCTGGTATAGGCGGAAGAGTGGGAATTGTATTAGGCTGTGCGGAGAGGGTCACTCTCGGCTCAGCGGACTGTCTGGTATTAGGCCGGGCAAGGAGGCTCCACCCCTCAAGCTCAGCAGACTGTCTATATCAGGCTGGGCGGAGAGGGTCGCTCTCGGCTCAGCGTAGTGTCACCTAGTGTGACTGTCACCTAGTGTGACACAGTTGGTACTAAGGCTGGCGCTTAGGCTCAGCGTACTGTCACCTAGTGTGACGCAGTTGGTAATTAGGCTGGGCGGAGAGGGTCGCTCTCAGGCTCAGCGTACTGTCACCTAGTGTGACGCAGTTGGTATTAGGCCAAAGAACTCTGTCTGTGTCTTTGGTGCCCATTGAGGACGCCGCAGGGGACTTAACTGCGGTCCAGACATCTCGTGATCAAACGTCGACATCCACGTCGAGTGGACTTGGGACGAGCCAATTGAGGCGCTCGCACAGAGCAACCAAAAGGCTGTCTGCTTCAGGAGTGTGCCTGAGTGCGAACCTCATCCCAGCCAACGCGTCCCCAGGAGGTGGAAGCAGGGTGCCTGTCTCGGGGTCCTCGCCTACGTGCTTGAGGCCGAGAGAGGCCAGCATCTTAGGAAAGTTGTCATAAGTGGCGCCCCACTTCCCATCAGTCTTGGTGAAGATGTGAGAAGTGAAATTCACCGGGCCTTCTGGTCCGGAGGACCAGCGGCTGCCTTCCTTAACAATGATACCTGTGGTGGACAAGAGAGCCTCATCAATCGAGCCGCGCTGGACGGCGTCGTCAGTGGCGGCAATGCCTGCGTCGGCCCCGCAAACAAGGAGGCCGAAAATGCGTCCTGGGGAGGCAGTTGCACTTGTGGAGGGCATTCCGCTACCGACAACACCAAAATTGGTGAAGGTCATGAGGTCGCTGCCGACGACAAGGAGGTGCCTAGCAGACACGGCAGCCTCAGCCCAAAGGATGTCTCGGGCGAGGAGATCGACCCTGGGCAACCTGGAGGTCCTGCGCTCAGCATCAAAGTACATAAGGTCTGCACAGACGCTGAGATCCCATCCAGAGGCGTCGCTGCCACCGAGAGATCCGCCGTCGGCAATCTTGTCGAAAGCTTCTCCAAGTCGGGCAATACCATCATCATGGTGCCCCAAGCCGACGGCTTGGACGTTAAGACGGCCGGTGGAGTAATCCAGTATATCCATCTTATTCTGACCATGGTGCGACAGTTCTTGCGTCGCGGCATCGACAATGGATGTAATCCAAATCAG